CTAAATTAAAGTTGACTGGAGGTTCATACATGGGAAAAAAATGGGATCTTCAGCCGTTCCAGGTTTTTTATTTTATGCAAGTATATGGATGGGTGAATAGTGAAACTAATTTTAGGCGATTTACAAAAGCATATACATCAACAGGTCGTAAATCTTCTAAATCTGAAATGGTAGGTGGTGAATGCACTTATCATTTACTACATGGTGTAGGAAGTCCTCAGGTCGTTTGCGCAGCTACTACAAGGAAACAAGCGGCATACGTTTATGATCCATCGGTCTATATGTTGACCGAGGCGGCAAAAGAAAGTAAATGGGTACGTGAACGGGTTAAAAAAACACAATATGAGGTTAAAAACTTGATAAATAGAGGTGTGCTGTTTTGTCTTACTGGAGATGCATCTACACAGGATGGTGGAAATATTCAATTTGCAAGTATAGACGAATATCATGCACATGATAATAATAGCATTGTAAAAGTTGTAGAGACAGGAATGGGCTTTAGAGATGAGCCGCTTTGTAAGATTTCAACAACAGCAGGATTCAATAAAAATGGTCCTGATTATGAATTTAGGAATTATGTAGTAAAGGTTTTAAATGGTGATTTGGCCAATGATAGGTTATTTGGATTTATTCATGACATGGACGAAGGCGACGATTGGGAAAATGAAATTAACTGGTATAAACCTAATCCTTTGATGCCTATCTCTCCAAAAATGGACTGGATGCAAGGGCAATATTTGGAAGCAAAACAAAACGGAGGCGAATTTGAAGTAGAGTTCAAGACAAAAAACCTAAATATGTATGTGGATGCTGCAAAGGTTTGGATAAACTTGGATTTATACAAGAAAATAGGGTCTAGGATCGATGTAGGCGACCTTTTGGGGTTGCGGTGTATAGTTGGGATGGATTTAGCCAGTGTAAGTGATTTGACGGCCGTTACTTACTATTTCCCTGACTTGAATTATTATTATACTGACTACTATTGTCCTGAATCAAAATTCAAGGTAACCAGGACGGACGGAGTGATCTACAGTGAATTTGAAAAAAACGGATGGGTTAAGCGAACGCCGGGCAATGTTATAGATGCGCAATTTATAATTAAAGATATTTTGGATAATGCTCAAAAATATAAGATTTTGCGAATAGGTTACGACCCTCACAAGTCTATTGACATTATAACCGTTCTTGAGGGTAATGATTTGGAATGTTTTAAGGTACCTCAATCTGCAACTGTTTTAGGAAATGGTGTATCATTTTTTAAAAAAGGCATTCTGAATGGTAGGCTAAGACACGACGGGAATCAATGTAGTGTATGGCAATTTGGAAATATTACCGTGTATAAGGACGGTAACGGAAATGAGAAGTTTTTGAAGTCAGAAAACAAAAAAGAAAATAAAATTGATGGACCCGTATCGATGGCCATTTCATTTACTACATGGTTGGATTATAATAAGGATGCTAAAGAGGAATTGACATTGGATAATATTGGATTATTAAGTATATAAATAATTAGATGAGTACACAAGAATTTATAAGTCTATATTACACATTCATAGAACTTGGATTAAATGCCATCGATTCTTACAATAAAGCAGAAAATAAATATATCGAAATCCATGGATTTAGAAAATATAAGACTTATCTTTCATTTGCAAATGTGAAATCACGTAAGACTAAGAAGATAAAAAAAATAAAAGTGATGGATATTGAAGGGGTTGTGCATTCGATAAAATTGTAAGAAAAAAGATTTGAAATAGTTGCATTTTTTAATAAATGTACTGATCTTTGTATACGTAATCAATTCATTACAAAATGTCTCCATGTGAAATAATTTATAATATCGGTTCAAATCAAAAAAAGTATGGTTCATTGGCTGGAATTTGTCGAATTACTGGAAAAGAAAGTTTAGGTATAAAATTCAATAATTGGGTGAAAGATACATTTACTGAACACGGAAGCCTAAAAGTCGGTACTATAATTTCGAACGAAGCTTTGTTTTGTTTTGATGAAGCAAGCGAAATAATAAAAGACAAAACAGGGAAGGATAAGCTACAAAGATTCAGAACCTATTCACACATTGTATTGAATGGGGAGTGGTTTTGTTTTACAAAAGCTCATAAAAAAGAAATTTTTGAAGCAATTAAAAAAGGTGCTGAAATTGTTTGCTTAACAGATACAGGACAAAAGCACTTATTGTTTAAGCATAAAATTGGATTCTGGCAGCTTGACGAATTGTTTGTAAAGCCAGATTTAGAGTTTTTCCTGTCACTTCATTCGGCAATGACAGATTTAATGAAGATCGGGTTTAATCAGTCTTCGATTATAGACGGTAATTATAACCCAAATTTTATTCAAAAAAACGGATTTGAAATATGGCGAGAAAAAGAAACCTACTTGAAAAATTACAGAGGTTGCGGAATGTTTAATTTCGCATCATGGATGTTGTTCCTTTACGAAAGTGACAAAGATAAAGTCAATGAACAACTGTCCAAAAAAAAACCTAAAAAGGAACAAAAAGAAACAATAGTGCAAGAAAAAGTAAAACAATAAAGTTTATTCTAATGAAAGAACAAGAAATTACACAAGAATCGGTAGCCGAAAATCTACTATGGGGGCTTTGGAGATCAATTAGCGAAGATTACAAAATGAAATACCCTCGAGATATATGGGATCATTTTGAAAATGCAATGAAGTCGGCTTCATACACATCTTCACTAAAATCATTTTTAACACTATTTCAAAGACGCTTTCCTTTAGACTTGCAAGAACAATATACGAAAGGTATAAAAAGTATTTTGGAATCAGGGAGGGATGAAGAAATACTCGGATGGCTAAGGGACGAATCCACGTATATGGTTATGATTGTACGCATAAGAAACCAGGAAAGAAAAGAGGCATTTAAATAATCACATTAAAATTATTAAGCAATATGAAAACTTATATCTTAGAAGGAATAGTAACGGCAACATCCTCAATTTGCCACAATGGAGGCGAAAAAAACGGAACAGTAACCCAATTTAGGCGTGAAAAGTTTGTCCAAAAAAACGGCAAAACGATTGAAATCCCGATCATTTCAGGCAATTCGATTCGTGGGAAGTTGCGAGATATTGCAGCCGTTGAAATCCTAACAAAGAACAACGGTGTAAAAATAAAAGTGGATGCAGATTCATTTAATCTTTTGTTTTCTGGTGGTAGTTTAGAAAGCACAGGAGAAACAGGCGTAAACGTAGAGAAGGTGAGGCAGATGCGAAAAGATATGCCAATGTTATCAGTTTTAGGAGGTTCAGTTGGTAATATTATACTTCCTGGCAAAGTGGAGGTCGGTAAAATGATTCCGATTGCAAAAGAAACGCTACATCTAATTCCTGTTAAGTTTCACACGGCATATGATGAACTACCCAAATCTATTTGGGAGTATTGTCAGCTGGAAATGTACACCCGTAAAGATGATGCTAAAGACGAGGTAAAAAAGGAATTTCTAAATGTCGAAGTTTCTGAAAAAAAATCGCAGATGAAATATGACATTGAGACGCTAGCAGCTGGAACTAAGTTTTATTGGAGGATTTGCCTAAAAGATACAACTGATCAAGAAACGGGGGCTTTCTTGCAAACCCTACAAACATGGTCAGATATGAATAGCCAAGTTGGGGGAAATGGAAGGATAGGCCACGGAAGTTTGAAGCTAGAAATAAAAGAAACTAAAATAATTGATTCCGAGCTGGACTTTAAAAATGAAGACTTTGTAACGTTTATAGATGCTTACCAAGAGAATAAAAAGGACGTTTCTAGCTATTTTGAAAAGGGAATTTCTAAATTACTATTCGAGTGATAGATAATTCTGATTTAAAACAAAAGCTATATTTAAGAAGAAGAGGAATGTCGTTAGTCCCGCCACCTTCTCTTATTGTAGATATGTATGCAGGTGAGGGGCATATTTCAGATTTGATATGGAGGCATTATGATTGTTCTTTGATTTTAATTGAAAAAGAACAATCAAAGGTTGATAAAATCAAATTTGGCGAAGTAATAGTAGGAGATAACAGTAATTATTTAGACAAAACAAAGCTTGCAAATGTTGTTGATTGTGATGCGTATGGGCTTGTATTTAAAATAATAAAGGACATCGTTGCATTGTCTGAAACTCATAAGATTATTTTTTTTACTGAATCAAATCCATTTTCAAAAAGTATCTACAAAGCGATTGATTCTATTTTAGAATTAAAACCTAAAGCTTTTTGGATTGAAAAATCAAATAATTCATCAGTTTATTATGGATATTTAATAAAATAATTTTAAATATTGTTTCATGAAAGCATTAAGAATAAGAGCGTATTTACAAACGCCTGTAATTTCGGACAAAAACATACCTTTTGATTCTATTCTGTATTATCATCATGTTCGTGATATAGCAGGAGAGGAAGTTTTAACAAAATCAGGAGAAAGTGCAATAAGGGAAAGTTTAGTACCATTGCTCCCTTTTAAAAAGGGTGGGCGAAGAGATGAAACTTGGTTTTATCATTGTTCATTTTCGCAATGGCCTCGGAATACTGTCGAAGACTCTAGTTTTAAAGTAAAAAAAGGAGACTGGATTGACAAAACAGATTTTCTAAACGACAAGACAAAGCGAATTGACAACCAGCGTGGGAAATTTAAAGCGTACCACATTAAAATGTACTACCGATTTTCGAACTACATCGATTGGTATTGTGTAGGAGACGAAGAAAAAATAATGCGATTGCTTCAATTTTGTACAGCAATTGGTAAAAACACTGGCGATGGTTGGGGGCAAATCATAAAATGGGAGGTTTCAGAATGGCCAGAAGATTGGAGTATTAGAAACTCAGAAGGAAAGCTAATGCGGTCTATACCTTGCGAAACTGGCATTCCCTACGGAGTTCGGCCTTCTTATTGGAATCCAAGACATATAACTAGGTGCATCGTTCCGTAGTATAAAGTTACTAAGTCTTGGTTATTTTAACTTGGTTAACCTAGTCTAATGGCTAACCTAGTCTAATGGCTAATTAAACTGTTTAATAAACATACGAATAAGTAAGGTCTAAAATATCGTCATAGCATTGCGCTATGTTTGAGCGATTCAGGAAAAGATTTTTTAGCGTAACAGAACGTCAAGATTCCGATGTTGTGATGAAAATCATCAGCATGGGTAATGATCTTCACGTTGGTATAGTTACTCCTGAGACTGCTAAAGCAATCAGTACACTCAATGCATGTGTACGACTGATAATAGAAACCAAAAGCCTTGTAAGGCCTAAAATATACATTTATAAAGACGGTGTAAAAAAGATCGATAACGATCATGATCAAAATAGCCTATTAACTCGTAAAGCTAACAAATTTACTACATCTATAGATTGGGAAATGCAATGGGTTGCTGACTATCTATATTGGGGAAATGGATTTGCCAAAATCGTACGTAATGAAAAAGGCAGGCCAATCAATTTTATAAATCTTGATCCTTCTAAGGTCGAATTTGTGAAAATAGATGGTAAGCCTTATTACAAGTATGCTGGAGGTCAACCAATAGCTTATGAAAATATGTTACACTTATCCGATCTTAAGAATGGGAAGGATTTGGCTAAGTCTAGGATATCAGAATCAAGTGGTACATTTTCAGATATATTATTAGCCAATAGTTATTCTAAGTCTATGTATAAGTCAGGCCTTAAAATGATAGGCTACATCGTACCGGATAGGCCAATAACACCAGAAGCAGCTAAGGTAGTGCGAGACACTTTTATAAGTAAACATGAAAATGGGGAAGTGGGTGTATTGCCAAATGGATTTGAGTTTAAGCAACTGAATTATGCTTTGCCGTTTGGTGATGCTCAAGTGATCGAAGCCAAAAACCTTGGTAAAAAAGAAATAGCTGAAATATATAGAGTGCCTTTATCGCTTTTGTCTATGGGTGACCATGCAGACAATAAGGGTGAAGCCGACTTTAATAAGTTCTTAGCTATTACTATCGCTCCATTGTGCCTAAAAATGGAAGCTGAATTTGATAGTAAAATTTTCAAAACAACGGAGTTAGATAGGTCTGTAAAGTACGAACTAAAGGGGCTGTATAGAACATCTATGCAGGAGCGATATAATGCCCATAGGGTAGCGATATTCAGCGGTTTCATGTCACCCGACGAGGTGCGGCATGTGGAAGGTATGCCACCATTACCAAATGGATTAGGGACAGATACATGGAGACCGCTCAACTCTGTACCAGCTGACAAGTGGGATGATTATTTAGATAACAAAAAAGGGAACAATGCTACTAAGGCAATTTAATACAGTAGAGGTAAGAGCTAAAAATGACAGGGTAAGGGAGTGTGTTATTTCCTCAAGTCGTGCTGACATGCATAACACTATTATACCCGTCGAAAACTGGGATCTTGATTTCTTCAATAAAGCTGGTGCGGTCTATTACCAACATAAGACCGACACATGGGAAGCAAACCCTGACTATTGTATTGGTAAAGGTGAAGCTGTAAGAGATGGAAGTGACCTAATAGGTAGTACGGACTTTGAGCCTGAAACTATAAATCCATTTGCTGAAAAGATATTGAAGAAGGTCGATTTTGGTACAATCAATTGTACTAGTGTAGGCTTTCAACCACTAGAGGGCGGTCAATTTGGTGACGAGACAAGGGGCGAAGATCCTAGGGTGTACTACTTTGGAAAAGTAAGATTACTAGAATTTTCATGGGTACATATCCCTTCAAATTTGGATGCTATAAAAAGAGAATATGTTGAATTTCTTTCAAAAGAAATTCCTACAAATAAAATGAGTGTTGGTTTAGTCAGAGACATAAACACAAGGCTCAAATCAATGCTTAAATAATTATAAAACAAAAATTAGAACATGGACGAAATTATTAAACTACAAGAGCAATATGACGACTTAGTCAGAAAGCAAGATGCCATAATCACAAGGTCTAAAGCCGTAGTAGAAGGCAAAGAGGTTGGTCTATCTGATGTAGACGACAAAGAATTTGACCAAATAGGTGAGCAAAGAAAAGCGATTACCAAGCAAATCGAGACGGCCAAAAAATTTGAAGAAGTGAGAATGGCAAAGGCTCAAGAGAAAATCGGAACGCCAGCTATTCACACGGAAAAAAGAGTTTATTCTCTTGAAAGAGCCTTCCAAGCGGCGGCCGTTGGCAACTGGAATGATGCAGGCCTAGAGCGAGAAATAAATGAGGAAAGAGCATCTAAAATAGGTAAGCAACATGGATCACATACTTTGTTTTTAGACACATCGTCAGAAACGGGTCAAAAGAGAGCTTCACAAGCTGCATTGGCTGGACTTGGTAGCGAATTTGTGGGGACTAACTTACAGGCAGAAAAGTTTATAGATGTAATCTTTAATGATTCTATCATAGGTGGTTTGAATGTCAATAGAAATACAGGTATAAAAGGACTTGCCAGCGTGCCAGTAAATACAGCTAAACCAACAGCCACAATGGTAGGTGAAGTCGCTGCATTGCCAGCCGCTACAGATTTGGCAACATCTATAAAAATCGCTTCACCAAAAGAGATGGTTACCAAGTCTCAGATGTCGAGATTATTTAGCATCCAAAGTGCTATTGATGTAAAAGGTTTGATCCGAAAGCATGTAACAGGGGCAATCGCTGAAAAGCTCGACACTATGTTTGTTGCAGGGAGTGGAGTAGCTCCATTATTGCCTGGTATATTGAATGGCGAGAATGGTGAACCTACTGTTATACCAGGAGCATATACTCCATTAGTGCCAACAAATGGAACTGTAGTAGATTACAAGGCCCTTGTAAATCTTTGGATGGAATTAGGCAAGAAAAACAGAGGTAATAATCTGCAATGGATTATGAACTCTCAAGTAGTTGCGAAGTTAATGACCACTTTGAAAGACGCTGCTAATACAAATAGTGGTTACATCATGAGTGACCAAATGATGAGTGCATTATTAGGCTATCCAGTGGTAAAGTCTCAATCATTGCCAGGAACTTACAACAAAGGAACAGGATCAAATCTATCGCCTATCATCCTTGGTAATTTCACAGAAACGGAAATCTATCAATGGGATACAGTTGTTGTAGAATTTGATCCATATACAGCTGCTGACAATAGCATGACTACTGTAAGATCTTATTCTTATTGGGACTTTCTGCACCTAAGACCAGAAAATTATGCTGTTCTTAGAAACTGTATCACTACCTAATAAATAGTATAAAATAGTAATGAGATATCTACCAACTGGAACAAGGGTGTTGCCCTCGGCTGCTGATCTACATGTACATCTAAATACTGATGAACATGACGACCTTGATCAGTTGGTAGATTCTTATATCGTAGCGGCTGCAGATCAAATAGAAACGGTGCTTGGTTATCCAATATCTTATTCAGGTGCTAAATTCTATGTGATCTCTGATAGTTGTTTTGAACTACCGTTTAATGTATTGAATATAACGGAAGCGAAGGACAAAGATGTAATAGTAGTTATTGATCCTCTTAACATAACTAAAACTACAAGATCTGTAAAAGTAGTAAATGACTACCTAGGTAAGCTGGAAGTCACATGTACTTTGCAGCCTAAGATCCTTGAGGGTATTTTCTTTCAAACATTGCGTACAATCGTAGCTCATTGGCTAGAAAATCGTGAGGAAAAAATGATAGACAAGAAGGTACATGGTCATGAAATAATGCTAAGAAATTACGTCTGGTATGCTAACTAATTTCTTTAGCGACATTGGTAAACTTGATCGTAAGATATGTATCATGTGCAAGCGATTTGGACAACCAAATGAGCTAGGAATCAAAGATGAATACTTTGATGAGAATGTAGTTTCTGCAGCTTTAGCAATCAGAAATCAACGTAGTCAAGATACAGATGTAAGGGTAAATCATAATAGAATACTTCAATTTATAATCAGATATAAAGAGGTCAATATATATGATAAAGTCCGATACCAACATAAGGCATACAACATAACTGACATTGAAGAGATAGGGCGCAAAAGATTTTTAAAAATCACTTGTGAATGGATAGAATAGATATAGAGATTGCAGACATAAACAAAAAGCTCAATCGACTAGCTCAGGGACTCAAAGAAGATCTACAAGAAAACAAGGCAGTAAAAAAAAAGGCTGCCAGACCTGTAGTCAATGCTATGCGAACAAATGCGCCAAAAGGACCAACAGGAAACCTGAAAAGGTCAATACAGATACTACCATTGAAATCCAATGATGTATTTGTAGGGCCAAAAGCAAAAATTGCACCTCATGCTCATTTAGTAGAGTATGGATTTAAGCATTATAGAAATGGTAAAAAGGTAGAAGGAAAGCCATTTGTAAAACAAAGTTACGATCAAACAAAAGCTCAAGTATTGGAAATATTGAAAAAAGGAGCTGAGGAAATTTTTAAAAAATGGGGAGCTAAATTATGACACTGTTAGGATCATTATACACACTATTAAGTAACGAATACGAAAAAGTATATACCGAAGAAGTGCCGCAAAATGTACCTCTTTTGTCACCTATTCCGATAGTCCTATTGACACATGATAGTAGTGAGCCGATTGCAAATAAAGATTTTGCGATCCATGATATAGATAGATTCAGAATACACATTATAGGTAGTGACTACCTAGAAGTAATGAAAAGAAAGGATCAAATACGATATTTTCTAAACGCCAAAGAAATTGAAAATAAAATAATCCATTATGAACAATCGCTAACGATAGATGACACCGAGCTAGGAATGAAAAGAATGATTATAGATTTCACAACTGAGTAAAAAAACAACATGAAAATATACAAACCAACATGGGTAATAATAAGAAAAGAACATGAGGATTACTTTGGCTACAAGGTGGGTGACCGTGTGCTATCCTTACCTACAAAAATAGAAGAATTGGTAGCAGCGGGTGTTTTGAAAATAGATGAAAGCCAAGCCGAAAAACCAAGAAAAAAATAAATTTAATAATAAGTCAAAAATAATAAGAAATGCCAACTACAGGATTTGTTTCGGGAAGTAAATTAAGAATATTTGTGGGCAACGTTGCAGTAGCTAGGGCGACTGATTGCTCAGTAGAATTTGACGTAGAAACTGAAAGCGTTTCTACAAAAGACAGTACAGGAGGATGGACTAACTCTATTCTAGGAGATAGGTCAGGTAAGGGACAATGCGAAATGCTTATAGAAGAAGTTGCAGGAGGTTGGGCCTCGTTGTTTGATGCTTACTTAGCAGGTACCGCAATAACCATATCTATGACCACTGGAGTAGTTGGAGACCTAAAGCTAAGTGGTAGTGCCTTTGTAACTTCTGCACAATTAAAGGGAACTCATAAGCAAGCAGCAAGCGGATCTATATCATTTACATTTAACGGTGTAGTGACCAAGGGCGTAGCAGCTTAATATTTTATTTTATAACTAAACCAAAACAATCATGATTTTAGAAAATGTAAAAATCACTATGTCTGCTCTCTTAAGAATAGAGAGCAGACTAGGACAACCATATGGATGGATTTTAAATAATTTATCTAATCTGACCACGGAAAATATATTTGACTTACTGATTATATCTGATAAGTCTAATAGCCTATCCATGGAAAAGTTATATAACGAAATTGACATTGATGTGGAATTTCTCAATACCATAGGAGAATTATTGAGTAAAGATTTGGAAGCTATAACAGCCAAAAAAAAACCAACAGCGACGGTAACGGAAACGGAACTATCGACATCGGTGAGCTAAAGGCGACGGCTTTCTACAGTGGTATGTCGATAGATGAGTTTTATAACTCGACATTAGGCGACATAATTGACTTCATAAATGCTAGGATGGACGCTAAGAAAGAAGCCTTATATTATCAAAGGCTAAATACTTTTTACATGGTAAATGTGCATCTAAGTAAGCCTATGTACCACCCTTCTAAGCTCTACCCATTGCCAGGTGACGAGATGCAAAATGATCCAAGAAATGAGGATCCGTTTTCAGAAGAAAATAATAAACTGTTTGAAAATTTAACGATAGAATAGAATGTCAGCATTTACAATAGGTAGCGTAAAGATAAGGATAGGAGCGGACACAACCGCACTAACCAACGACCTTGCAAAGGCTGGACGATCTCTAAAGAAGTCGGGTAAGGAATTGCAACGTATAGGCGAAACCATGGCAATAGGGATAAGCCTGCCGCTTGGTCTCGCTGGTGGAGCTGCTATAAAATTGGCTAGTGATGTACAAGAGTCGCTTAATAAAGTAGATGTAGCATTTAAGTCAAGTAGCGAGGTTGTAAAACAATTTTCAAAAACATCTTTACAATCGTTTGGTCTATCTGGTGGCAGTGCCTTGGAAATGGCATCTTTATTTGGCGATATGGCTACGTCTATGGGTATATCTACGACGGAAGCGGCCAACATGTCAACTACCTTAGTAGGTCTCGCTGGTGACCTCTCTAGCTTTAAAAATATCGCAACAAGCGAAGCGCAAACGGCCTTAGCTGGTATATTCACAGGTGAAACGGAATCGCTCAAAAGGTTGGGTATTGTAATGCTGGATACTCAAGTAAAATCTTTTGCAATGTCGCAAGGATTCAGGGGTAATTGGGAACAAGCATCACAGGCAGAAAAGGTATTTTATAGATATCAATTTGTCCTTAATGCAACAAAAAACGCTCAGGGAGATTTCCAAAGAACGTCGGGCGGTGCTGCCAATCAAACAAGGATATTTCAAGAAAACTTAAAAGAAATCGGAGCGACATTAGGTAATGTATTATTACCTAAATATACTGCATTCTTACAGACGCTTAACCAAACAGCGACCAAGTTCAATAATCTAAATCAAGGGCAAAAAGAAGCTGTGGTAAATACTGCTGGTATGGCTACAGCTATAGGGCCGTTGATATTTGCATATGGAAAAATAAAGGAAGTATTTGGAGACTTATTAACCAAGTTGCCAAAGGTGGGTTCAAATCTTGGACGGCTTACGGGTTTGGGTTTGGTATTTGTGGGACTGTGGAATAATTTTGATGTGGTTGTCACATCATTTCAAAACTTAGCGGCAAAGATTGGATTTACTATTCCAAAATTGGATATTTTAAAAACACTGTGGGAGGGGTTTAATGGTGCGATTCGTACAGGTGTAGGGATTATCTACGTATCTATTGCCACCTTGATAGAATTGGTAAAGGTAATAGGCAAAAGTAGTCAGGCGTTATCTACATTTATTCAACAGGTAGTAAATCCATTTGACGGTAAAAGTCCAAGTGATGCATGGGAAGACTTGACTAAAAATATAAGTTCCAATTTTAGCAATTTTGGGAAGAATATAAAAAATGACTTCTTAACTGCTGTAGGCTTTATTTCAGATAGTGAAATCAAAGCTCCCAAAATAGGTGGTTTACGTGGTGTAGGCGGCCTAAGTGGTGAAGCTGCTTCCATTGCACCGACTGGAGGGAATAAAGCCGCTGGAGGTGGTGCAAAATCAACCTCAAACGAACATAGAGAACAATTTGAGGTAGTAAGTTTACAAAGTCTTGGAACGCTGCAAGTATTCAATAAAGAAATGGCAGCGGCTAACTTAATATTTCAAGATACTCAATCAAAATTAGCGGCAGTAAATTCTCAATATAAATTCCTGAATGATGACAGTGGTAAGGCGGCGGCGCAACAATCTATTTTAAAAGATGCATTGGTGCAAGTTGGGGAACTAGGATTAACGCCGCAAAATGCACAGGTGGGGCAATTGATAGGGCAATACACTGCATTAGGAGCAAAAGTCGACGAGGTCAAAACTAAAACTGATGCATTTGGAGTTAGTGTAGCTTCATCTATTCCAGTTGATTTTACGGGGTTACTTCAAGGGGTTGGTGAGGCCCTTGGAGGGTTGTTTTCAGGTGATGCTGGTAGTGGAAATTTTTTTAAGAAAATACTAGGAGCTTTAGGGTCTTTCATGCAAACATTAGGTTCTCAATTATTGGTTGCATCTAAAGCACTGGCAGCATTGCAGACATTAAACCCGGCGTTAATGGCAATAGGAGGTATAGCATTAATTGCAGCAGGTACAGCCATTCAATCATTAGCTGCTAGGGGTCCTAAAGGGCCAAGCCTTGCGGTCGGTACCGATAGGGTATATAGAGATGGGTATGCTTTCTTACATGCTGGAGAAGAGGTAAGGACGGCGGCACAAGTGCGAGGCGGTGGGAATAGTGGCGGCTCAGGCGGTGGCTACATAATGGGTGAATTGCAAGGCGATAAAATGTATCTACTTGCTGAAAATAGTAGAAAGTACAAACTAAATAGGCTACGATAATGGGAGTGCTATTTACCACAGGGCTAAAATATGCCTACGATCGAGCCTATAAGGTTGACATAATTGATAAGGATGCCGCAACTGACAATAATGCACTGTTTCAGCTTCGTAGCGACAGTTTCGATGTTAATGATGAGGATTATAACTTAGTTTCGCATATAGCTCCAGTAAGCTATGTTATAGAAGCATTTCAAACACCAGCTTTAATATCGTTCATAAATGATTTTATAGAGAATGGTGAGGGCCGTTATTTTCTTAAGTTATCTGATAGCATTGGGAAAGTATTTTTCTTTGGTAGATTGATAATTGATAGTATTGAGATAGGTACCGAAAAGCTGGACACTATACGATTTACGGCAATAGATGGATTAACGCTTTTGAAAAATATTGATTTTGAAATCGTAGATGGATCGATCAAAACTATTTTTGGAATCATTCATCAATGCTTGAAAAAACTTGACAAATGGGCCTTGCATGGGGCGACTGATGCATGGTTAATAACGTCAACAAAATTCTATCTAAATGATCCAACATTTACGCCTAATGTATCTGAGCCACTCAATGCTATAGGACACTATGGATATTGGCAAAAAGGAGAAAATAAAAAGTCATGTTGGGATGTCCTAAGTGAGATTTTGAAAAGGTATGGCTTAAGGCTGGATTCTGTAGATAATCGCTACTATGTAAGGTTTACAAAATTGATCTACACTAATGTTACGAATTATAAACCTTACGACAAAAATGGAAATCTATTAACTGGAGTATTGCATTTTGGTCAAAACTTCAATGCTATAAATACTTTTGGTAGGAATGGGAAATATCATCTATCTGGAGGTGTGAAGGCTGTGACATTCAAGAGACAAAAAGAGTTTATTGATGCCAGGAACATTGTTAGGAAAATTGCACCTTATGGGGTACAAGAATGGATAGGGTATTATGAAAGTGTAGGAGCTGAATTAATAATAAAATTTAGACAAAATTCAGGATTACCATTTACACACCGTGAAGCTAGGTTAACAATATTAATAGAACTGCAAGGAGAAACGGAAACCAAATATATACAGTTGAAGAATCCTATAACTTACATGCAAAGCGAAGCATTAGGAATTATTACATACGAACATCAAGAGCCTACAACGACGGTCAATAATGATGTAAGAATAAAGCTTGATAGCGATACTTCTGCTGCTAGGGTATTCAGTGTAAAACCTAAATTGACTGGTAAGGTAAGGGTAAGGTGTTACGCTGTATTCGTTGGATTCTATGACGCTATAAATAATCAATTATCTACAAATGGAAGTACTACAAATATAACTTGCGAAATTCTGGACCAGGCAAAAGACACAACGGAATTTGAATTGGTCACGGAACGTAACACAACTAATAATTATACCGATAGCATTATAGAATTGATGGCTACAGATACCAACTGTAATAAATTAAGTATTGGGTACCTTACCAGCAGTGCGATACAGGCTAATAATTATACTACTGATGTTATAATCAGTAGCCTAAAAAATAAATTCGCTACTGAAGATATCTATACCTACGATTATGTTGACAGAGCAATCTTAAATGATTTTCTAAGGTTCTTAACACCTGTGAAGAAAATGTATTTTGGTACTATAAATCTAAAGGATAGGCGACCGATCACTGTACTTGATACATTTACCTATGGTGGCGAAATCTTCATGGTAAAATCTGTGAAGCAATCAATATTTGATTATCATGCAAATGTCGTAGGTGTAAAAATAGGTGTAAAACCAATAGTACCAATCGAAGTGCCACCGACCAAAGAGCCACCAAATCATTTACCAGATCTTGGTGGTCTATGGGGATCTAAATCTGGAATAAATGGAACAACGGAAGAGCCCTATTTTGAGGAGTTTTTAAACGTAACAGGTAATGAAGTTACATTCACTAACTACTCACTACCGATTACATTAGTACCTGGTGAAGCTAGGACTTATCCAAGCATGAAAAAGAGCATTGAGATTCATGTAGATGATTCTTTGTTTTACATGGTTAACCTAGAATCAGAATTGAAAGCTCGTGATAGTTCTTACATCACTTTAGGAAATAATAAAATAAAATTCAGTAGGCCGCTCGATGGATCGAGGGTCACAATAAAAATTCATAACTATATAAAATTTGGTACAGTCATATGAGTAAATTAATTTTCATTTTACTTTTTATTCCATTGTGCTTATCAAGCCAAACAAAACCAACTTCATTACAATGGGCGCCTAAATTACCTGCTGGTAAGAGGTGGGTGATTTCTGCATTAAGCGATAGTAATTATGCTCATGTGTTGGTGGATTCTATTGCTCAACAGATAGACACAAATGCTATCAATGCAAAGATAAACAAGCGAATAAAGGGAAGTGGAACAATTGATTATATTCCTATTTGGGCTTCATCTGATAGCTTAAGTAATAGTTTTATAAAGAAAAATGCGGCTGGGTATATTGAGATAAATAATACAAATGCAAATGGAAAATTTGACATTAATAGCACTAATAACAACGTTTTCGTAAACGGAGGAAATGCAACTGCAACGGGGTATTTAAATAATGCTTTTAGTGGTTTAAATTCAATAACATCAGGGATCTTAAATAATTCGTTTGGGTATAATTCTCTTTATTCTTTAAATACAGGAGGGTTTAATAATGGTTTTGGTGTTACAGCTGGGCAAAATCTTACATCAGGTTATTATAATAATTATTTTGGATATCAGGCTGGATTGTCAAATTCAACAGGATCAAATAACAATGCTTTTGGAACAGCTTCTTTACAAAATTCTACAGGGTCAAATAACAATGCATTTGGGTATGCATCTGGATTAAATAAAATTGGAGGTTCAAATAATGTACTGCTAGGTAATTATACTAATTCGGAAGGTGGTTCAGCTTCGTATAATATAGCAATAGGTGAACAAGCGATACAATTTTTCCAAGGAAATAACAACATCGGAATAGGGCACTTGGTTGGGTATGCAGATGTAAGTTCAGCTTCAAACATTGGAGATATGTTTTATGTAGGTAATTATTTTTCTGGTAATACCGCATGGCTCAAAGGTAAAATCGGAGCTAATGGTAATACCTCATATTTGCAAATAGATGGAAAATTTAAATACAATTTTTCAAGTCCAGATAACGCAACTGGATTGGTAGGAAAATCGAGCGATGGGTTTTTAAAAGATATTTCTTTAGGTAGTGGTTTATCGCTTTCGGGGGCAGGTGTATTGTCTAGTAATGTAGGCGGTTCAAACTGGACAAATTACGGCTCAAACATTCATTATAATTTAGGCAGGGTATTGATAGGAAATACAGATACAATCTATGGTAAACTAAATGTATTAACTACTGCTTCTGCTGCAAATCCGATAGCTCGAATAAAAGATAATAGCAACAATGGAATATATCTACAAACGCCTAGCGGCACAGGAGGTGGCGCATATGCAACAGAACTAACAGGTGGTATAAGATGTACGGCATCGGGTACGAATAACGCCACAATCAGAGATAACGGCGGTAGTGCCGGAACAGCAGGGCAATTGCTTACATCTCAAGGTGCGAATAATTGGACGTGGGCCTCTGTACCTAACGAATTACCAGGAGGTGGACTAGCTAATCAAGTATTAAAAAAGAACTCGACAAATAATGGTCTAATATGGGCAAATGATCAAACTGGTAGCGGTGTAACATTGGTATCATTTGGAACATTGTCTGGAGGTGTTGTGCCTATCTCTTCAAATGGATCTACATTTTCCGCTAATGGATCAATTGCAGCTGGTAGTGGTATTTCACTTAGTACGTCGGGAACTTCGCCAAAGGTGTTAACGATAAGTGCTGCTACTGCTACTTATACTTATCGGGAATATTATATTAATTCAAACTATACAACATTAACTTTATTTTCAGGAACTGTAAATTCTGGATTTTCAGGAACTGTTCCAGAAACTGGAGTTTATGAAATTACATTAACAAGTAATAATAATGATTCATATTCGTCAGCTGTTTTTGTAAACGGAAATTGCACTTGTGGATATAGTACTTTATTTAATAATTCGGTTGGATACAAAGTAGTATCTAATACAGGAAGTTCATCTACAAGTTCAAGAACATGGAGCCAAAATTTGAATTCTGGGGATAATATACAATTAGGCGTAAATGGATCATTTAATGATAAATATTTAGCTATATCGATAAAGAAAATATAACAATGTGCAATAAACTAAACACAACAGAAGGCGAATTATTTACAGATACCATAATAATTAAATCTAATGGTTTGCCATTTGATTGCTCTGCATTTACGGAAATAAAATGTCAGGTAAAAAAGAAATTATCTACAGATCCTATCATTGTTGAATTTAAAAAAAGTGATGGAACATTTGTATTGGCGGGAACAAACAACAATGAATTAAGATTCAATAAAGTGATGCTTATTGGTAATGTTGGTACCTATAAGTTTGACATAGTTTTCATCAATGCGAGCGGTGGTCAGGTGCTTATAAAAGGCACAATATTTATAGAAAAAAGAATAACTGTAATATGAATTTAGATTACGAAATAAAGGATAAGGATATTGATGTCGATTTGCGTCGTAATGTGGTAAATGTTCAAGGTAGTACTAATCAATTTTATGAAACTATTTTCAAAATAGATGACTATACTCCAGTTATTATCTCAGGTGAAAATATCCAAATAAGTACAATAAATGGTTCTGAATATTGTCTATATTATCCACCTTTAGGAATAAAAGCCTATAAGTTATTTTCAGATTATGAGGATCAAGGATTCGAAACCGTAACGGTTCAATTTACAACAAATGGAATAGGATCTCAACCATGTTTAAAATTCAGTATAATATACGAAGGTACACTAGACAAGATACATACATTTATACTAAGGTGGCCAAAATCAAGTGGAATGCCTAGTCCTCCAGTTGGTGGTGGGGGTGGTGCATCGTAACTAATAATTAAATCAATATATATGAAAGAACAATTTTTAAATATAATAACTGAACAAATCAAAAGGCAAGGATTGAGCTTTGTTATTCTTGCAGCTGTTGTTTGGTTTTTTTACGACGAAGTTCAGGAAGTGAAACGAGATTTTGCAGCGTGCAATACTCAATTAATTGAAATGTATTCAAAGCATTCTTTAGAAAATCGTGAAGTAATTTTAAAGAACACTCAAGTGATTGAGGAAGTAAAAGAATTAATAAAATCAAAAAATAAATAATGGAAATAAGGGACTTTGATAAGATTGAAAATAATCTAATAATAAAAAAATTAGATCCTAAATTATTCGCTTTGATAGGATCGTTTTTAAAGGAAATGAGGCCTCTATTATTTGATGAAAATTTCAAATACAGGCCTATTAAATTAATCCAAATCGGAAGGCTTTATAAAATTGCCAAAGCCACAATAGAATTTATTTTACAAATCATAAAAATACAAAATGGAAGTAGTTTCTAAATTTATAGCAGTAGCGACAAAGGAATCAATTTTAATCACAAATGAAGGCGACTTCAAAATAAATAAAGGTGATGAAGTCGAGATAATGGATTGCGAAAACAAGATAGATTTCAGCAGTTCAGAACCTGCAAAATATTATCTAAAATCAGAAGATCGTTTCTTGATTGGAGCTGTTTTGATGGGAGATTTCAGACCTAACAGAAAAGAATATTACAACTCCGAAACAGGAACTTTAATAAAAAATATTCCTATTATATAATTTTTTAAATACTAATAAAATGATAGATTTTTTAATTGAATTGGTCTTGAGATTATTTTCTAAGACGCCAAACTTTTTTAAGATTGTAAGGACAATAAGTATTATTCTTACAGTTATTACAGGTCTTCCGTTATTCTTACAAGAATCAGGAATAGATCTACCTTCTGCATGGGATGCTATAGCTAGTAAAATCGTATCCATTGCTGGTGTAGTATCTGCATTCATAGCTTCATTAGCGGTAGAAGATCCCAAAAATTTAAAGCCATAGCAGTTTTGGTTAGTAAATAATTTTTAAGGTGATTTGGTAAAAGTATCAGATCACCTATTTAAAATTTAATATAGAATAATGGAAAATAAGATAATAGAAATAGCTATAAAAGAAATTGGCTATATCGAGGATAAAAATAATAGTACAAAATACGGAAAATGGTTTGGGCTGGACAAGCTCGCATGGTGTGGTATCTTTACTTCATGGGTGTATTTCAAAGCTGGTTTTAAAATGCCTGTGATCGGATTTGACAAGGGCTTTGCATCGTGTCAATTATTCTACGAATGGGCAAAGAAAAATAATAAAATAGTATCAGATCCACAAAGCGGTGACATTGTTTTATTTGATTGGAATGGAGACAATCGATTCGACCATGTTGGTTTATTCGATCAATGGAAAGTTAAAAATAAATCATTCCATACTATCGAGGGCAACACCTCATTGAAAAATCAATCGAACGGGGGCATGGTTATGCAGCGATTAAGAACCGTCAAAACTGCCGTATTTGTGAGAATATAAATGAGTTTGCTTAGTTATATGATTGTGATGGCCATGTCGTAAGATGTGGCCGTTTTTATTAATAAAATAAGAAATAATGGCTTCAATAAAATCAAAAACAATAACGGCTCTATACGTGCCAAAAAAATCAAGTACGGAAATACCACAAGATTCAAGGTACAAAACCAATAGATGGAAAATCTATTCTTTGTATACCAGGGAATCTTATCCAATATGCATGTTGGATAATAAACCGACTGAACCAAGGTTATTAGCTGTAGATCACATCATACCAGTTTCGCAAGGTGGGAGCTTTTGGAATCCAAAGAATCATCAAATTATTGGCTGGTCGCTTCACAGTAAAAAAACCAAAAGAGAAAAATATCAAAAATTGGAATGGGTGTTGGATGAGTTTGGCGATAAAATTCCAAAGGATTTGAGCATCAAAAGCGTACACCATATTTTATTAAATTATTGATAGATAGGTTTTAATGTTGGTTTATTCGAATCTCCCCAGCTCCACAAAATAAACCTCAAAAGACTTCCAAACGTCTGAAAGCCTAACAAAATAAGAATTGTTAGGCTTTTTTATTTTCGCTTAGTATCGTTTTAAATCGTTACATTTGTGCTATAGTGTACACCATAGGTACACTATATTTTTTTGGTGTACACTAATTCTAAAACTATCTACATGCTGCCAAAGGTCATTTTGGTGAAATAAAAGATAAATCACATGTGTTAAAATATTGTTAAATATATAGTATAGTGTACATTATTCAAATGGTTGTTGTATATTTGTATTGTGATTAGAAGGAAGGACATGAGAGACACTCTAATTATAAAAAAAACTTGAGGCTGCAACCTCGCAAACACAAAAAAATGAAAATATTAATTAATCCTGCCGACTATTTTGAAAGATATAACGGTGGATGGACAAAGGAGATTACTTGTCTTGACAAAGAAAAAACAAATGGCTATTCTCTTTTAGGAGAATTTACACAAAAAGGGACACAGTGTTATGAAGGAGGTAAGCTTTATCTTGATTGTGGAATCGGTGGGTCTCGAAAAAACAACAAAAAGATTTATTCGCTTTTTACGATAACGAAACAAGGAGACACTTGTGATGTAGAAGTAATAAAGGTAATTGGAAAAGCTGATGGATCCGAAAACTATGAAGGAAATGCATCAGATTGGGCAATAAAATTCTGGACTGCAATAGAGGAATTTTTTGCTAAATCAAGTGTTGTAGATGTACAAGCTTTGGTTAAAAGACATAAAGAATTGATTGCGGAGCTTGTTGAGCTTGAACGAATCTTAGATATAGAACACAATAAGGTAATAGATCTTGTAGATGACGCTGATATTGCAGACAATCCAGACCTTGCAAAGCCAGCTCCATTTAATGAAATACAGTACTTAACTTTATAACAAAAGAGCCCCCTTTCCTGCAAGATTGGGGGCGAATTTTGACGTAAGCAAACACTTTTTTACGTCGAAGCAAATATAACAATATTAATTTAAAATGAGCCTGCAAGCTCGCAAACACAAAAAAATGAAAACAGCAAAATTTACTAGAAACGGTGAAAGCCCGAAATTTATCCCTGGTTTTAATTACAAAGGATTCTTAACCTCTAGCGTCCAAATCGGAGTTGGAGAGGCTATAAATAAAGGAGGATTTACAGCAGACGGAGACGGAGAAACTTGGGAAGAGTATAAGTCCTATAAAGAAAAATACCGCCCTTATTTCGACAATAATAGCATGGATGCATCTACTAGAGACTTCGTAAAATATAATATTGCCGACAAAGATTTGAGAGATGTAATCGGTACTGAATATGAAAAATATCTGATAATTTTTGGAACTACTGCGAATTATACAGTAGTTGATGTCGAAGAGGAAAAGGCAAACAAAGCAGCTGAAGAAGCTAATTCTGTTGCCAATAAAAGTATTCCGATAAAAGTAATAGATGGCAGCTTTGGAAAGAAAATAGTTACAAGACTTCCCGCTGAACTTTTTGCAAAAATAAAGCACGAAGCTAAATATTGGAGTGCCGCCGACATTGACGACTGGAACGAAGACATGGACGATTTTAGCAAAGTTGGTGACGGCAAATATGATAAAGGCTGGTACTATACAGAAAATGCCGTAGAAATATTAAAAAATTTAGGTTACGAAATTATATGAAAATAGAACACATTACACTAGGAGGTAATGCAGTAATCCGGGATACAGACAGTATCTCGGATGCTGTAAAAAATAAATTGTCTGGAATAACTGGAAAGACTCAAAAACTTTGGATTCCAGACATTCCTTTTGGAATCGTGATAACTGTAAACGAAGAAGGGGCTATTTTCAATTTACAAAAAGGTGAAGTACCTTTTACTGTAAATGTATGTTGCTTTGAAGAAAAATACAAAAGTACAATGCTTGCCAATGTAGATCAACTTAACTTTTTCAAGTTCGATACTATAGATCCAGTAACTCCAAATTGGCTTTACACCTGTATTTTTATGCCTATCTTAGATCCATATGAGGCGTCTCTAGCTGGAGAAATAGAGCTATATATTTATCACCAATTATTGTTAAAAAAATGACTGATCTAATAATAAATGAAGCGAGAAAACGCCACGCTTTGTTTATAAAAAAAGGCGTAAAGAAATGAATTTCACTCAGTCCGACCTAGCAAAAAAATGCGAAGTTAGCCTACTGACTATTCAGAAAATCGAATCAGGTAGATGGAACTACTCTATAGACATCTTGAATAAAATAGGTGAAATATTAAGTTTTAATATTGACCTATTTTGTGTTAAATGAGCCCAGCTCTAAGCTATATAAACAAGTAGAAAGTAAAAAAGTGATCTCCAAATGGGGTCACTTTTTTTTGTTACCTATACTCCACTTCCCGACCAAACGACCTAGCTACTTTATCCATTATTAAAAATGGGTATGTTTCCAGATATTTATGTTGTGATTGACCTTTGCTATTGGTACGATTACGCATATTGAAATAAGGTATCAAAGGGGTCGCTGAACCGTTACCCGTAAATATTGCCAGCGAATCTTTTACCCTCACATTTATAGTATAATTTGCGTTCCAATACTTTGGAAAAGCGACGGGTTTCGTGGTCACTGTCATAAGATCGTTATCTTTTCGATCTATCATATAGCCATTATCCAAAAGGCCGTTACAGGCCTCTAAAAAGGTCAATCCTTTGACTATAATCTGGGTGGCGTCTTTTGGTATCTTGGCCGATGCCGGTGTAGGTACCATATTTTGGCTTGATAGGTTCCAATGTTCTGAAAATGAAGCATAGGCATATCGGTTGACTACCTTGATATACTTAAGATCGGAATCTATTATAGTGGCTTGAGGTATTAATTTCTAAGATAGATGTAGAAATAGGATATTTGTTCTTTAAAACCCTACTTAAATAGTCGTCTGTAACCCCAATAGAGGCCGCAAACGCTTTTTGCGTCAATTGTTTTTTTCTTATAAATGCCTTTATATCATTCATATATACATTATTGTAATAAATATATCAAAATATATCTATTACTATTTTGACAATCGGTATTTATCGACATATATTTGCATTAAGTTATTATTACAACGATTACAATAATAAATAAAATAATCGGAATAATACATAACAATTAATTAAATATAAATTAGTTTTTTAGTTAGATAAGAATTTTAGAATTTAAATGACCTAGAGGATACCTGTAAAAGTATTGGTATCCTCTTTTTTAAAACGAAATTCTAAGTTCGCATTACTGCAAAATCAAATTATAAATAATAATTTAAAAATGGAAATAAAAGAACTCAAGGCACTCAAGGCCCTCACATGTGAGGAGCGATACCAATACTTTAAGGAGTTGAAAAGAAAGCTCCCAAGAAGCGTGACGCTATCAAAGATAGCTAGGAAATCAAATACAAGTTACGGCCTCGTAACTCAGGTGTTTGCAGGACTAAGCACAAATGAGGCTATTATGAATGCAATAATCTTTTTTGTAAATCAAGAGGAGAAAGTAGTAGCATGAATTTAATAACTTTTGAAGAAGCTTTAGATAGAATATTTGAAATGCATGAAGCTATAAAAGAGCTAAAAGAAGAAA